CACTATCTAGTATCCAAGCCAATTGAGGATTTCTTCCCCAGTGTATGTCTCGCGCTTTCCAAGGTCATTGTGGAACTCTTCAAAATCAATCACGCCGTGTTGCTTCAATTGGTAAAGAGCTTGGGCATGCGTGATGATGGCTTCGCGGTAGTCGTTTTCTGTCATGGTTCTTTTCTGTTGGTGATTAGTAGACTGCCGAAATAACGACAAGGATCATAAATGCGATTGCGGCGAGTTCTGCGGCGTGGATTAGGAGGTCTTTGATTTTGTTTCTCATAACGGTGCTAGTATTGGCGATGATTAGAGCGGTAACAAGTGTTTTCTTTAAGTTTTTACACATGCTGTATGACAGGTAGGCTTAAGGTGTTGGCTTTGAGTGTGTTACGAGCGAAAGAAAAATACAAAAGGGGTGACACGACAAAAACACAAGCAAACGCAACTAACTTGCAATAAGCAACGGGCCCGCCTTGGTCAATAACACTACTCCAGGAGACCCTGGGCATCCAATCGCATGCAAAGACTTTCTTAATGTCGTCACAATTACCTCTCTCTTAATTACTCACGCCAGCAATACCCAGCGATAGACCTCCCCCCTATCAAAAAGCGAGTCAATCGGTAGTTACAATGTCATTACTGGGAGGGTCGCGGGGGGAATTTCGCGGCGCTGAGCTATATATACCCCTTCAGATTTTTGTAACAAAACTATTCCGGCTCCTCATTGTCTTCTTCATCAAATAACAATCCATAATCACCACCCTCTTCACGCATGCTCTGAGCCAGCTCGTTGCGTCCTACAGACTCCCTAAGCTTCCCTTGGACAGTCGGAAGCATCCCGAGGGCAGCATAAGGCGTTGGGGACTCCACATGGATGTTACAGGTCTCCCTGTGATTCACAGCCACCAGGACATCATCGAAGTGTTCGTTAAGAATACTCAAGGCTAGCTTAAGGCGATCCTTAGCTGACTCTGGGATGTTGGAGTTACGTTGCATTGAACACTACGAAGGTCCCTCTTTAAGATGTCTTAGAGATGTCTTAGAGATCCTCTCTGTGTTTGTTGTTATTAATATTAATAATAATCAATATCTTAGAGCTTTATCTCAGAGATGTCTCTAAGAGGGATAGTTATTGTTGTTATTAATAACAAAAATCTCAGAGATAATCTTTAAGATAGGGGCTATTTCTTTCCTCCCTATTATGGGTGTTATTTATTAGTCCCTGAGTAAGAGAGTGTTATAGAGATTCCCCGTGCAAGTGTTTTTGCAAGGGCGTTGAAGGTGGTTTCGGTCTCCCCAAAAGCCTCCCATTCATCGGGGTTTGACCCAAAGAACGGCTCAATGATCACGCAGGGAGCCTTGGGTCCGTAAAGGAATCCAGCACCGCGCTCACCGTGTGTTACTTTTTTGACTCCTCGGTCGGTGTTCCTTGGGAAGTCCTCGTTCATGGCATCGTTGATGTTGGTGGCGGCGATTAAGCCTTTCAAGGAGGAGTTCCAGTGGAGCATCTCGTGGCCTTTCACGTTGGGGTTGCTGAAGCTATTGAAGTGGAGTTCACACACGAGGTCAGCATTGAGCGGGTCAACGGTTCGTTTAAGCCATCGCATTGACTCGGTGTAGGAATCCCCTTCGTAGTGGTTGATGATGGTTGTATTGATGTGGCTTGGAAGGTATTCCTTGATCTTGTGGGCGAGCTTGGTGTTGTAGTGCCATTCGTAGGTTTCGCTGTCGTAAGCCACAGCACCCGCATCAAGCTCCCTAGAATGCCCCACTGCAAGCACGAGGATGCGTTCCTGTGCGTTTTTAGAGATTTTTGGAGTGTGACCTCCAGAATTATCCAAAAGGCCCTCAGAAGCGATCCTAGAGCGTATTCCTTCAAGAAGCCTGATTGCCTCGTTTAGTTCGTCTTTTATATCCATGTGGTTGAGGGTGCTTGATTAGTGTTAATCTTGTAGTAGGAATCCTTGAACTTTTGAAGCTGTCTTTGGATGTCCTCCTCTTTTCGTTCAGAGATCTTAATGTCGGCATCTTGTGCCATCTGTTCGACCCAGTATGCCACTCCCATAGATAGTGCGTCAAGTCTGTCATCGTGTGTTAACGCTCCCTTTTCGCGTGTCAGGCGAGACATCTGGAACATCAACTGGTATTTTAGTTGGGTCTCGATGGGATACTTCTGGGCGGTGTCGTAGTCGTTCCGAATGACCTTTGGATCAATGACCAGCTTGTGTTGGTTCATCACGGGTTCCAGGGTGTCCACGATGCGCTTCTCCTTCTGGATGTTATGACGAACCTCTTCGACGGTTACGGGGTAAATCTTTGATAGATAGGGCTTTAGGATCTCTACGAACATGCCGTCACCGAAGTTGCTTTCAACAACAATCACATTCACGTTGTTCATCTTGGCCTTCATCGTGAGAACCTTTAAGACGGTATCATCGTATCCCCCTTGCATACCGCCAGCATCGGTCACATAGAGATACCCGTTGAGCATCTTTACGACTGCCCATGAGGTTTCGTCCTTGCCTCGTCCCGATGGGTCAATGGCTAACACACTACCAGTGAAGGGGATGTTATCACCGATGACCTTCATGGGGCGAAAGAAGCGGTCCCCGGTGAACCCTACGTTAGGCACTGTGTTGTCCCAAGCGTTCTCAGGTGACTGTGCCCAGACCAGCTTCTCGGGAGCCGTGGTGTCATCAATGTCCATAACAATTAAGTCATTGATCTTCAATGGATAACGATCCAAGTCGGACAGCTTGGGGTCCAGCATGAACTGCATCGCGAACCCTGACTTACCGTAGGATGCTTCACGCTCTGCTAGGTCGATCTCCGAGAATCGTGTAGGTTCTGTGGGCAATCCTACGAGGTCATCATCAATACACGAAGCTGCTATGTTACCTCGATAGATCTTCTCGGACTTCTCCACACCGATCTTCTTCGCCGGCCAGATGCGAGTCTCGTAGTCCCTTTCGAGCATTTTGTTGTAGATGCTGTCCTCGCACTGTGGAGTCCCAAGGAACAGAATGCGACTGTCATCGTTGGGCTTAAGGATAGCTTCGAACTCCTTGACCTGTTCCGAGAGCTTGTCCCGCATGGATTGGGTCGCGGAGTTATTGGGAACCTCTACGTCATCAGCCACAATGATGTCTGCACGGCTACCGGTGAGCTGGGATGTTATACCGAGGGACTTGACGCTGGGGGCGTGTGAGGCTTGAGCCGGGCCAACGTCAAAGGAGATCTTGGAGAAGCGTTGTTTGTCGTTGGGCTTTAGGTGTCCAAGGATCTCCATCTCGTGAATGAGTCGGAGGGTGAACGTCGAGAAGTCATCGGCGCGGTTCTTGGATGCGGAGACCACCAGGATGTTCTTCTGTGGATCAAGGAGTAGTTGGTGAACGACGAAGGCTGAACAAATCCATGACTTACCTACACCTCGGAACCCTTGGATAACACCTCGGCGTGGACCGTGTTGCATCCACTCGGCTATCTCGTATTGGATTGGAGTGGGAGCCGGAAGTGACAGGTGGTTCCAAGTCATCCAAAGGAAGTTGCGGAAGTCTTGGAGTTGTTTAGGAAGATCGCTCATTCGTTGACTACTTGATCGGTCGGATCATCAAATGGAAGGAGGTTCACAAGGTTCTCTACAGGTGATCCCTTGGTGACTGCTGCACTGATGTTATTGTCCTTAAGTAGCTGTCGGGCAGCGTTTAAGAGAGCAGGGGTGTCATCTCCACTTTGGATACGGTCGATGAAGGTGTCAATCAAGAGATCCTGGAGACCCTCCATTTTAATGCTGCGTGATTCGTCTTTCATCGTTTGGTTAGTGCGTGGTAGATCTTAATGACCATGTATGTTAAGGTTGTTAATCCTACGGCGATAGCTACTAATGTGTTCACTTGTTCAAGGGTTATGTTAGCGATCAATCCGGTGACCCCGATCATAGGTGTGTTAAGATTTGGGTTCATGGGTTAACTATCATAGGTGCTTCCGAAGACCACGAAGTTTAATGAGTAGGCAGCACTTCCACCGTCTCCGTCTTTTCCAGATATTGTAAAACCAGTTTGTGATTTGGTTTTTACGAATGGGTAACGGTTAGCGGTTGAGTTGTTGTATTGCTGCGTCACAAGAACTGTGTAATCACTTCCTGCCATGCCTGTAGTAAATTGAATCGTCCGGTCGTTATCAGTGCCGTCAGTCTGAGTCACGCCTTGCACATTGAATCCACCTGTTACAGAAGGAGTGCTGTTATCATAACTAACTGTGCCATAACACTTAGGAACCAAGGGACTATGCTTAAGCACATCGGGAGTCACAATACCCGATCCTAGTTGTCCCACCATTTCGGATGCGTCAGCCACATCTACTTTAGCGTATGTTACCGCTTCGTCCTCGATCTTCACGGTGGTGACTGCATCAGTTGCAAGTTTGTTTTCGGTAACTGCATCAGTTGCGATTTTTTCCTCGGTGACTGAATTGGTTGCTAGCTCATCGTCTGTGACGGCTTCCTCGTCAATCTTTGCTGTTGTTACAGCATTGTCGGCAATCTTTGAGGCAGTCACTGCGTTGTCTTGGATCTTTCCAGAGGACACTGATAAATCACCCAAAGCCGCTGTAGTAACACTCTGGACTCCTCCTCTAGTGAACCCAGCGTCTTCGTTCATTTCTTGAGCCGCAAACAAGGACTGCTTATAAGAAAGATTTAGATCGGCAGCATTCAAAACAGCCCCGTCCGTGTAATCCACAAGTGACCCCACTCCAGTGGATCTAAAGACTCGGATCTGATCAGGCGGGTAATCTGCATCTTGGATTGCGTCAAGGTCACTCCAGTGTGTGTCCGTGCAAGTGACTGTCTTTGCATCGAAGTCCAAGGTGTAGTCAACTCCTTTTACAAGGCTGACCTTTTGGTATCCAGATGGACCTTGTGAGGCTATCGCACAGACTTCAATATCGTCAGCACTGAGTGCGTCCAAGGAGAAGTTAATAGGGTTATTCCACTCAGAGATGGTTGCGCTTTCTTGCTGATAATATGACAGGGCGGTTGTTGTTGTTAAAGCCATGATGTTTTAAAGGGATGGGATTGGGTTTAGTGATTGTCCGGTTCGGAGTTGATAGTTACGTTGTTGCACCTGTTTAACAGTTTGTTGAAGTTCTGGAAACTCTTGAATAACAAGGCGTTTGGCGACACTACGGTAGCGTGTGATGACTCTCTTAGCAAGACGCACGCGGGGATCGGCATCACCTTCACCACCTCCAAATTGCTGGAAGTTCTGTTCGGCTTGTTTGTATGCAGGTGATTTGAACAGTGCCTTCAATGACTGGCGAAGGGTGCGTCCGTAGATCTTGTGTTCACTGGTGAGTTCCAACATGCGGTCGTAGGCTTGCCTTCCATCAGCATTGTAGAACTCTCTCATGTCCGTCTCCTTGCCCTTTGTCCAGTTGGTTTGAGGCATCGAGAATCCATAAAGAAGTCCTTGGATCTTTTCATCCACTAAGTCGTTTTTGGTGGACTGGATGTAGATGGGATTAAGCATCGCTAAGACTCCTCCTGGATTCTGCTTGTAAACAGCTTCACCAAGAAAAGTTCTCTTCGGGGGAATGTTCTCTTCGGCAATCGGAACCTTACGCCAGATCGCGTCTTTAAGTGTGCGTGTCTCCCTGATCATCTGTTCTCCGTTGGCGTTCTTTAGTTTGTCCACAAACATTGGGACTGCCATTGCTGATCCAATATCCTTGAACGTCTTAGGAAGGTAAACTTCAGGTTCTCTGGTGATGTTAAGAATGTTGTTAACTCCACGAAGGAATGACTTGTCCGTCATGTTCTCCGCAATGGTAAAGGACAACGCTGAGAACACCTCGGCAAAACCATCACTATCATCAGGGTTCATTTTTGTGAACTCTGCGGCATCCGCGACGATGGCGATCATGGTTGCTAGGGGGTCTACACGTTCATAACTGTAATACGTTTTGGTTCCGTCTTCACCGTGCTTAACGAAAGAATAAGGTCTCCATCCGGCCGCCATTAACGCCTGTCGCTCCTTTCGGTTGCGTGGTCCTCCTCCTGTGATGTGGTCACCGTGTTGGGAGGCAAAGTAAATCATAGCTCCAGATGTCGCCACTGCTGTTGCGTAGCGTCCTCTAGCGGCAGCTTGTTCCATCGGAGTGAGTTTTGCCCAGTCCTCCTTTCGTTTCTCAGCGGTCTTTCTAAGGACGGGACTCATTTTATCAATCAATGCTCCAGGAAGAGTTCGTCTCCACCCAAAGTGAAGGATGTTCATTGGGGTGCTTACGAACGGCATGATGAACTTAAACACGGGCATGTGGTCCAAACCTTGCTTAATCAGCTTGGTGTAAGTTCCTGGTTCATCAGTAAAGGTGCTTTCACGGGCAAACTTTTCAGTCGTGCGGGATAAGACATCGGCATCAGTTTTCTTCATCCCAATATTCTTGATGCTCGTCTCCATGATCTCGGCAACTCGTTGTTGGAACTTCACGGCATCAACTCTACTGAGTCCCTCTTCGTTTGCTTGTTTGACCGCTGACTGCATTAACCTAGCTTCAGAGTAAAGAGATCCGTCATTGTTGAACATCTTTCTAACATTCAGACGGACGTATTCTTCAATTTCATGGTGAGGCATCTTCTTAGCTAGAGCTTGGGTCGTAAAGTGAGTCCGAAGATACTTCATTGATGCCAGTGTTTTGTTGAATGAGTCAACCGATCCATTGATCCTGTTAGGAAGTCTTGTGATGAAGTTCAACGTGTCCATCACGGTTGCCATAGGTTCGGTGCTAAGAAATACGTTTTTGAAGTTAGCGGAAGCAAAGGCTCCCATTTCCTCTCCTGCATCATCAAACACTCGTTGCCCTCCTAAGAGCGCGTCCTTGTCCATCTTGAGGGACGCATCTGCCATTTTCCATGCGTCTTTTACGCCATAGAACAGGTGGTGCATATCAATAGATGCTCTGAAGAGTGGAATGTTACCAGACATCAATGCTCCTGTGGCTAGCTCAAGTTGTTGTAGCGTTCGTGAAAGAATCGGTGTTGCAGCGTTAAGGACGAATGTTGGAGGACCACTTAGGAGACTTCCGGTGAACCATTGTAATCCTGCATCCAACATCTTGCGGAACCCGGTTTTCTTAGAAGCCGCTATAACTGTGTCAGCTTTGCCCATCTTATCAGCGAATGTAAGCCGTTTAGCAAAGGTGCGAGCGTCTCGTGACCCAAGTGTTTGGTTGATGAATTTCTTGTATTGGGCTTCGGTCGTGATTTCCGATGATTCGATCTTACGTCTAGCCTCTTCTTCTCGGGCCTTCTTTATCTGTTCGATCTGCTCTTTAGTCTTCTTTAGGTCACTTTTAGGCTTCTTAAGACGAGCTAGTGTTTGTTCAAGTTTTCTCAGTTCCTTGATCTTGTCTACCTTACCTTGTAACTTAGCGATATCTGCTTCAACCTTCGCAATGTCTTCG